GAAGTGCTTGGCAAAGGGAATCGTTATTGGATTTCGATACCCCTGACACAGTGTCACCCCTGTCCCAGTGTCACCCCACCCCTGACAGAGAGTCACCCCACCCCTGACACAGTGTCACCCAATACACCAAAGATACATCAATTAACCACCAAGTATATAAGAGCGGAGCTTCCAGATTGGATTCCGATTGATGCTTGGAATGGTTGGGTAGAGATGCGAATGATTCGCAAGAAGCCATTAACAGACAGAGCTTACAATCAAGCTATCAGCAAGCTGGACACATTAAGAGCTAAAGGCCAAAACATAACAGAGGTTCTAGATCGCAGCACAATGAATAGCTGGACAGACCTTTACGAAATTAAGGAGCAGAAAAATGGCACAACAAATCGGACAACTGGTAACCCTAGAAACGAAAACGGCTTTGCCGCAGCACTTCGATATGTCGCGGATGGACGACCTAATGAACCGTTCTGAGCTTACAGTATCAGAGTGCGATGAGCTAAGGTCGCTTGCCCTAGCGATGCCGATCGAGAACGTGCCAGTAGAAACACACGAGCTTGCCAAGCAACTGCAATTCATTGAAGCGACCCTGCCAAGCAAGAACACCGACGAGCAAAGAGGACAGATGCGGACAGCAGTCTATGCGCGGATTCTTGGAGGCTACACGAAGGAAGCCCTAAGCTACATGACTGAGCGCGTCTGTAAGGAGCTGGATTGGTTCCCAACACCTCGCCAGTGCTTAGAGATATTGGAAGGCTACACGCCACGAACGACGAAAAAGGACAAGGCGCTTCGCATCTGTTTGAATAACACAGAGGCAAGGTTCGAAGAATTTATTATGTCGCTTCGCTGCGGTGAGCCTGTTGAGCTAAGTGCCAAGCCAGAGCGTTGGTTGCGTATTGCTGAAGAACGCGGCTACCTTCGAAGGGTTGACGGGGAATTCACAGTCAGGTGAGCGCTGCTACCAACTTGATGTGCGATCTGATTCGCTATCAATCAGGAAAGATATCAATGGATGATATACGAAAGAACTGGGCTAAGGGACGATACAAAGGCGCACCCGAAGCCTGGGCAATCGCTGCCATCGCACACGCAAAACGACAAAAATCGTAATTGATTGAAAAAAGTGCTTTACAGAATAAATGCCACTTTTTATAAGGAGGCATCAGCAAGGGAATTATCCCGCCAACAAGGAGACTGATTATGAGCCAAAGCCTTACAGAATTAGCACAAGCCGCCATCGACGCGCTCAAAGCCTTTAACGCAGAGCGCGACCGCCAGCAACGCGCATGGGCGCAGTCACGCTTTGGACAAAACTTTCGTGGAAATGGCCCAGACATACATGAGCATCAGCACATCGAACTGCGCCAGGAAATGGTTCACTTCGATGAGCAGCCACTGGAAACTTTAGAGGAGCTGGTTTGGCTTAACGATATGGTGGAGGCATGACATCGACAATTCTTAAAGTGCTGGTCGCCTGTGAATATAGCGCAACAGTCAGGGACGCTTTCCGCGCTCTGGGCCATGATGCTTGGTCGTGTGATTTACTTCCGACAGATGGAGACCCTGCATATCACTTTGAAGGGGACGCACTTGCGTTAGCGCATAGGGGTGATTGGGATTTAATGATAGCCCATCCGCCTTGCACCTATATGACAAATGCTGGAGTGCATTGGCTTCATAAAGACCCAACGCGCTGGGCAAAACTAGATGAAGGTGCAGCCTTCTTCAAGGCTCTTTGGGATGCTCCAATCGAACGCATAGCCATAGAGAATCCAGTAATGCACAAATATGCCAAAGAGCGCATCGGTGGAATGCAGCAAACGCAAACCATTCAGCCGTATCAGTTTGGACATATGGAGCAAAAAGCTACTTGCCTATGGCTTAAAGGGCTGATGCCGCTTCGACCAACTACTGATCTAAAGGCAGAAACAAAAGCATTGCCAGATAACGAACGGCAACGCTTGCACTACTTACCGCCATCGGCTGACAGATGGAAACTACGTAGCACTACGTTTAAAGGAATTGCCGCAGCGATGGCAGACCAATGGGGTGGCTCAACAATTAATTTTGAGGATTAAAATACAATGATTTACGCAGATTTAATTCGCCAATGGGCAAAAGACCGCAACCTGATCGAAGGGAGCGATATTAAAAGTCAATTCGTAAAGCTTATTGAGGAAGCTGGAGAGCTGGCTAACTCTATCGCTAAAAAGAACGACATAGAGTTTGCGGATGCCATCGGAGACATGGTTGTCGTTCTAACTATCATGGCGGCACAGAACGGAATGATGATTGAGGATTGCATAGATGCAGCGTGGCAGCAAATTAGGGATCGCAAGGGTAAGATGGTTGACGGGATTTTCATCAAGGAAGCAGATAATGTTTGATGATGAATATGTGGAAGCGGAAGAAGTAATAGTGCTTGTTGATAGTCGTGGCATGACGCCAAGGCAGGCTAACATGATAGATATTGAAGCCATCGCTAATGCGTATGATTACACAGCCGAAGACGTTCTAGGCAAAAGCAAACTGAAGGCACTGGTAGCAGTAAGGCGTAAGTGCGTTGTCATGCTAAGGCGTAGAGGTTATTCCACAACAGAGATAGGTAGGATTATGCACCGCGATCACAGCACCATCTGCCATGCTTTGAGTGCTGCTAAACTTAAGGGTGAGTATAATGACCCCATCGAAGCTTAAGCTAGCCAGGATATATCTAGGTTACAGCCTAACGGACATGGCTGATGCACTTCGCCTATCACAGACAAGTGGCGCGACCACCATCCGCAAGATGGAATCTGGCAAGGTAAACATCACTGGGCCTATAATGGTGGCAGTCGATGCAATGCTAAAGGGATATGATCCATTCGAAGGAGAGAATGACGATGACGCACCTTAATGACCACCAAATAGGCGGAGACCATTACGCATCGAAGGCAGTACAGCCCTGGCAGGCAATGGGAGCATGGATGTCTAGAGAAGCGTTTGCTGGATTCTTACATGGGAATTGTATAAAGTATCTAGCACGATATAAAGATAAGAACGGTATCGAAGACCTGAAGAAGTGCCAGCACTATCTGTCAAAGCTTATTGATGTGGAAAGCAACGAAATCAGTGTAGTAGTTGACAGGCATCAATTTGAAGCTGGCAGGCAATCTGCTATAAATGGTGGGCAGATTAATAGTGCCTTCAGAGCGACAGCGCATAAAGATTGGCTAGCAGGCTATGACCAAGCGAAGGAGGAAACCAATGATTAAAAAACTATCATTATTTGCATTCATGGCGTTAGCTATATCAACGCCAGTTCAAGCCGCAGAAATCGATGAAATAGACGTCCAGATTTGTGAGATGCTTGGAGCCGCAGCAACTGCCGTTATGACTGCGCGACAGAATAACAGACCGCCAACTTATATTCGTGGAAAACTGAAGGACATTCTAGTTGAGAATGAGATGGTATACGTTCTGCCCATGATCGATATATACATCACGGAAGCGTATGAGCAGACTGCATACAGCACAGAAAAGATGAAGGATTGGGCAATCGCTAGCTTTCAATCTGACAAGGAAGCTGAGTGCCTTCGTCACTTCTTCAAGAAGGATGATGCATAAGCAATGGTTGATCCTGTCATCATTGGCAACGCAACACTGTATTCAGGAGACTGCCGCGACATTCTGCCGACGCTTGGTAAGGTTGATGCTGTTGTGACTGACCCGCCGTATGGGATTGGGGAAAGTGCAGCAAAGGCGAAGACGCGCACTAGCGGGTTAAAGGCACTGACCAAGGGCATGAAAGACCCACAATGTTACGTCAAAGACTACGGCGACGATGATTGGGACAAAGAGCCAATCCCTGCGGAACTGATGGATATGGTTCGCGCTGCGGGCCGCTGGAACATAATCTTTGGCGGAAATTACTATGCGCTTCCAGCAACCTCGTGCTGGCTTGTTTGGGATAAGTTAAACGGGGACACAGATTTTGCAGACTGCGAACTAGCATGGACTAACTTACGCAAGGCCGTGCGTCGCATAAATTTTCTTTGGAACGGTTGCATGAGGGCAAACGGGGAAACACGTGGCGACCATCCTACGCAAAAGCCCATAGGCGTTATGAAGTGGGCGATAGGGCATCTGCCAGAGCCATCCAGCACAATCCTAGACCCCTTCATGGGCAGCGGAACAACAGGCGCTGCAGCCGTTCAGATGGGAAAGAAGTTTATCGGCATAGAACGCGAACCTAAGTATTTCGACATAGCCTGTAAGCGCATTGAAGATGCACAAAAGCAGGGAGACCTTTTCATTTCATGATTGCTGGTGTATTGAACAAATACCAGACCTTTTATGGAAGCTGAGACAGATGGCGTTAACACCTAAACAAGAGCGATTCGCTCAAGAAGTTGCATCAGGCAAAAGCCAAGCAGAGGCTTACAGAACAGCCTTTAATGTTAAGCCGACTACTAAACCAGAGACAAGCCAAGCAAACGCTTGCAGGCTAATGGCAGATAGCAATGTTTCAACAAGGGTTGCTGAATTAAAGGCAGCAGTTGCTGAACGTGTCATGTGGACGATGGCAGACAGCCTTGATGTGCTGTCCACGATAGCCAAAGGATTGGACTCTGACGCAAAGCCAAGCGACAAAGTAAACGCTGTAAAAGCTATCAATGCAATGATTGGCCTTGACGCTCCGTCCAAGCTGAATCTCACGGGCAATCTGGTTACACACATCCAGCGCGAAGTGATTGATGACAACGCTGAAGATTAAAACCCCGCGATGGTTCAAGCCATTCCTAAAGCCAAGTCGCTATAAGGGCGCACATGGTGGTCGTGGATCGGGAAAGTCGCACGCTTTCGCTGAGGCCATGATTGAAGCGCACGTTATAGATCAGACGCGCCGTTCTGTCTGCGTGCGTGAAATACAGAAGTCCCTAAGCCAATCAGTCAAGCGCCTACTGGAGCTAAAGATTCAGCAGATGGGCGTGCAGTCCTACTTTGAAGTGCAAGAGACGCAGATTAAATCTGTGCATGGTGATGGCCTAATAATCTTCCAGGGGATGCAGAACCACACAAGCGATTCCATTAAGTCGCTCGAAGGCTATGACTGTGCTTGGGTAGAAGAAGCGCAGAGCTTATCACAGCGATCGCTTGACCTATTGCGTCCTACAATCCGTAAGCCAAGCAGTGAGCTATGGTTCACATGGAACCCGCGCAACAGCACTGATCCGATCGACGCACTGCTTCGTGGGCCTAATCTTCCACCAAGCGCAATCGTAAAAGAAGTAAACTTCCGCGACAACCCTTGGTTCCCTGACGTTCTCAAGGACGAAATGGAATACGATAGGGAGCGCGACCCTGATAAATACAAGCACGTTTGGCTGGGCTCATATCTAGGCAACAGCGAAGCACGTGTATTCCGCAACTGGACTGTTGAGGAGTTTGATGCGCCTGAAGACGCAACGCATCGCTTCGGCGCTGACTGGGGATTTGCTACAGACCCTACAGTCTTGGTTCGTTGCCACCTGATAGGCCGAAAGCTTTACGTTGATTACGAAGCTTACACGGTAGGCTGCGAGATCGTAAACACGCCAGACCTGTTTCTGACGATACCGGAATCAGAAAAGTGGCCTATCGTTGCCGATAACGCTCGACCCGAAACAATCAGCCACATGAAGAAGAATGGCTTTCCAAAGATTATGCCAGCCGTCAAAGGCCCTAAATCTGTAGAGGAAGGCATTGAGTGGCTGAAGAACTACGACATTGTAGTGCATCCGCGCTGTCAGCATACGATCGACGAGCTATCTCTTTACAGCTATAAAACAGACCCCTTGACAGGTAATATTATTCCTGTCTTGGAAGATAAGGATAATCATGTTATTGACGCATTGAGATATGCGTGCGAAGCTTTGCGTCGGGCAACACCAAAGGCGTCCGTTGAAGTAATGCCCATGCCGACATTGAATAGGTGGTAATGAATGGCTCGATTAACTAGAGACCAGCGTTTTGCAAACGTACACGCTAATGCGCTGGCAGAATTCGATCGCTGCCAGACAACTATGCGTGACGAACGCTTGCAGTGTTTGCAGGACAGACGCTTCTACTCTCTCGCTGGCGCACAATGGGAAGGCCCACTTGGTGAGCAGTTCGAGAACAAGCCGCGCTTTGAAGTAAACAAGATTGCTCTAAGCGTCATTCGTATCATCAATGAATATCGCAATAACCGCATTGGCGTTGACTTCGTATCCAAAGACGGGACTGAGAACGACAAGCTATCAGCAACCTGTAACGGTCTCTATCGTGCGGATGAACGTGACAGCGGTGCGGAAGAAGCTTACGACAACGCTTTTGAGGAAGCAGTAGGCGGTGGCTATGGTGCATGGCGCTTACGCACTGTGTATGAAGATGACGAAGACGATGAGAACGATCGCCAGCGCATCCGCATTGAACCTATATTTGACGCTGATAGCAGTGTCTTCTTCGACCTAGACGCCAAGCGCCAGGACAAAGCCGACGCTAGATATTGCTTTGTTATCTACAGCATGAGCTTCCAAGCTTACCGCGATGAGTTTAACGACGATCCAACCACATGGCCTAAAGACATTCAGCAGACAGAGTTTGATTGGTGCACGCCTGACGTTGTGTATGTTGCTGAATACTACCGCGTTGAAGAAGTGCGCGAGACTGTTCGCATCTTCACCACGATAGCAGGCGAAGAAGAACGCTACACGCAAGCTGACTTTGACGCTGACGAAACGCTTGAAGAAACTTTGGCAGCTGTCGGCACTATAGAGGTACGCCAGAAGCGCACTAAGCGCCGCAAGGTTCACAAGTATATCATGAGCGGTGGCGGCGTCCTTGAGGATGCTGGCTACATTGCTGGCAAGAACATCCCGATCGTTCCTGTCTACGGCAAGCGTTGGTTTGTTGATAACGTAGAGCGTTGCATGGGCCAAGTGCGCCTAGCGAAAGACCCGCAACGTCTAAAGAATATGCAGCTATCGAAGCTTGGCGAGATCAGCGCACTTTCATCCGTTGAAAAGCCAATCCTGTTGCCTGAGCAAGTTTCAGGTCATCAAGTGATGTGGGCGGAAGATAACCTACGCAACTATCCTTACCTCCTGGTCAATCCTATCACTGGCCCCAATGGCGAGACACAAGCTGCTGGGCCTGTTGCTTACACCAAGTCGCCACAGATTCCGCCAGCGATGGCTGCGCTGCTTGCTCTGACTGAGCAGGACATGGCTGAGATTCTTGGCAACAATCAGCAAGCTGAAAAGATGACTAGCAACATCAGCGGCAAGGCTGTTGAGCTAATCCAGACGCGCCTTGATATGCAGTCGTTCATCTACATGACCAACATGGCCAAGGCTGTGCGTCGCTGTGGCGAGATATGGCTGTCAATGGCTAAGGACATTTACGTAGAAGAAAAACGTAAGATGAAGACGATCGGCTCTATGGAGGAAATTGCCTCTGTTGAATTGATGAAGCCAATCATTGAAGAAGAAACTGGTGAACTTGTTTACGAGAACGACCTAAGTAATGCGACCTTTGACGTTGCTGTAGACGTAGGCCCATCGTTCAGCAGCCGACGCGATGCGACTGTCCGTGCGCTTACTGGCATGATGCAGGTAACAACTGACCCGCAAACACAGCAAGTCTTGCAGGCTATGGCTATCATGAACATGGACGGCGAAGGCATTGACGATGTTCGTGAATACTTCCGTAAGCAGCTTGTCCAGCTAGGCGTATTGCAGCCTACTGAAGAAGAACAGCAGCAGATGATGGAAGCGCAAGCTAATGTGCAGCAAGATGCACAGACCACTTACTTGCTTGCTGAAGCCGCTAAGTCACAGGCTCAAGCTATCCAAGCACAAGCTAACACTGAATATACATTGGCACGTTCGGAAGAAACGAAGGCCAAGACAGCAGAGACCATCTCAAACATCGACATTGACCAGCGCAAGTCGGCAATTGAGACTGCTGAAAAGATTGGGGAAGCACTGCGACCCCAGACGAATGCGGTTCCACCCACCGCGCAATTTGGGTGAGTTGATGGGGTAGTATATGAAAACGGCAGCAATGGAGAATGACGACGTACTAGACGCGATTGATATCGACACCACAGAAGACGAGCAATTTGACGATGAGAACTTTGCCATCGAAGATGCTCAAGATGATGACGAAGAAGGCGACGAAGACGAAGTTGTAATATCCATAGGTGAGGAATCGCCACCTCAAGAGGAAGAAGTTCGTGCGCCTGCGTGGGTGCGTGAATTGCGTAAATCCAATCGGGAAAAAGAACGGAAGATACGCGAACTGGAAGCAAAGCTAAATACGACAGCAACTGAGACCAAGCCAGTTGCATTAGTAAGTAAGCCAACGCTTGAAAGTTGCGACTATGATTCCGACGAGTACGAACAAAAGCTTGCTGACTGGTATGAGCATAAACGCGAATACGATGCAGCCGAAGCCAGTGTTGCAGCCCAGCGAGATGCTGAAGCTAAGGCATGGCAGGACAAGCTTGATTCCTATGCGAAGGCGAAGGCCTCGTTAAAGGTGCGGGACTATGACGAAGCTGAAGCTACGGCTTTAGATACGTTTGACGTAACGCAGCAAGGAATCGTTCTGCAAGGCTCTGACAATCCCGCATTGTTAATTTATGCAATCGGCAGAAACGCAAAGCGTGCAAAAGAACTTGCCTCAATTAATGACCCCGTAAAGTTTGCCTTTGCGGTAGCTAAACTGGAGACTCAGTTGAAAGTAACAAACCGTAAGGCAGCAACCTCACCAGAGCGCACCATCAATTCCGGTGGTGGCCGTTTATCTGGTGCTATCGACTCAACACTTGAACGCTTACGCGCCGAAGCTCTGAAGACCGGAGACTTGTCAAAGGTCATGGAATATAAGCGTCGTAAGAAATAAACTTAGTTAAAGGAATTAAATATGGCTAACGCTTTTTCGAAAGAAGAAATTGTTGCTTTTGAGGACATCCTTGAAGGCTTCAACGATGCTTTGATCCTGTCAAAGAACATCAACGTATACAACACCAACGGCGTAACGATGGAGCGCGCACGCGACACCATCTGGCGTCCACAACCTTACATCGCTCAGTCGTTCGACCGCGTTGTAGGTACTTCGATTGCGTCTGACGTTTCGACGATGACTCAGCTTTCTGTTCCATCGACTCTCGGTTTCAACAAGTGCTCTGCTTGGCAGATGAACGCACTGGAACTGCGTGACGCGTTGCAGGAAGGTCGTCTTGGCGATTCCGCAAAGCAAAAGCTTGCATCTGACATCAACCTTTCCGTTATGGATTTGGCTGCTGCTCA